ACGATCTATTATATCTTCATCTTCATTAAAAAGTTCATTTTTATCTTTATTAGGAATAAATCTTAAATCACGTGGTTTATTCGTCATCCTTATTTTAGCATATTTTTCCTTAAAAAATATCAAATCAGTTCTATTAGAATTTTCAAAATCAATATTATCACTAAAAGTATCATTTAATTGTTTTAAACAGCAACCGTTCAAAAATCTATGTATTTTTACATAATTAACATCGGGCATATATAATAATGATAGAACATATTGTCTCTTGCATTGCTCTAATTTATTTTCATTTTTATCATTTTTACATAATTTAACTAATTTTTCTCTTTCTATTTTACCTTTCAATTCTTTCTTTTTCTCTCTACATATTTCATCATTCTTTTTAATATTTTCTAAATTTACCGAATAATATTCTTCAATCTTTTTATAAGTTCTATCAAATAATTTGTCCGTATTTATTTTATATTCATTAAAGTTATTATTTATTTTTCCTTGAAAATATTCTTTTACTACCTCTATTAAATATGTCATTACACCGCGGTTTTCTTTTTTATGTATAGGCGTTCCGCAATTATCCCAATAACTTATGAAATTACCATTCAATAAATCAACAGTTATAGGTATAGTATTATTCAATATTTTTTCTTGTATATTTATTATACAATATGCTAAAGCATTTAGAAACATATCATTAAATTCTTCTATCCATATCTTATTACATTCATTTATTATAGTTTCTTGATTATCATCAATGTCCGCAAATGGCACAGACTTACTTTTAACTAAATCATAAATAAATTTAGGTGCTATTATATCTAAACTATTCATAATTTCTTCACTAACTTCAATGTCATTATCTTCAAAATACTTTTTATATAAATCGCGTCTTTTATAAATACTACGGTTATATTTGAATAGTTCAATACATAAAGCGTCGTAATCAAAATCTATACAAGCAAATTTACTTATATCATACATAATATTCAAAAGATTTTCTAAAGCATCTATGAATCCTAATTCAATATTATATATATTGTTTTTTTTATACTTTTCAATATCTAATTTATTATAATCTAGCATATTTATATCATCATTTTCATTGTTTATAGTATCATCGTCATTCTCTTGTCTCGATTCGTATACAGTACCTTCGGCATTAATAGGAATGCCGTCTGTATGACTATCTTTAATTTCTTTAATTTCGCGATATGATATAATGTATTGCTTACCATCTTTGTCATAGTCAAAAATATGATTTCTCGAATATTCATTTTCTCCCTTAACCTTTTCATATTTCTTCACAATTAACTCTTTTTTTTCATTAGTTTTTAATATATTATCTATAGTTTGTATTGCTTCTAATATATTTTCATTTTTTAGAAAATGTTTAATAAAATCTAATTTTTGTACAATTACCGCTTCATTATCATAAATACCCGTATTCTTAATATCTTGCAATATCTTATATATATTTAAATCTTCCCATCCTTTTTTTTCTTGAATTATAATATTATTTTCGCGTTCATTATCTAATATCATTTTACTTTTATCCAAAAAATCAATGATATTTTCTGTTAAATTCAATAACTGTATAGTGCTAGATAGTTTTTCAAAGAATAACAACTTTTTATTAATAATATCGGGTTTTTTAATTTTAACAGGTCTTGTAATGTTTTTTCTTTCCTTTAAATTCCCTATTGCTTTTGTCAAATAATCGTATAGAGCGTCAAAATCTTCTTTATTAATTAAATCTAGTGTTTTGCCAAATTTATTTAAAGCAATTTCAATATCATAGTAATCGTAATTAATATTTTTTTTTAAATATTCTAAAATATTATAAATATCAGGTTTAACATTCTTTACTAAATCTCTAATGTTTTCATAATTTTCGGAAGATACAAAATTAATATTTTTTGATTTAATTAAATGTGATGTTATTTGATTATATATATAATCGTTTGTGATTACTTTTGGGATTTTATAATTAACAGATATTATAGGTATATTAACGTCGTCGCTAGGAAATATAGGGTAATATATTGGGAAAAATTTATCATTGGGTTCTATTGTAATATTTATTTTTGATAAAGGTTTTAAACGCACTTTTGTAGAATCATTATTATATTTTATGGCAAAAAAATATTTATTTTTTGCTATATCATGATTTGATACTGTTTTTTTCTTTAAATTATTAAAATTTTGGACATCAGTTTTATTTATAATTTTTTCGCTTGTAAATATTTTTTCTACATCAGCATTAAAAATATAATTATCATAATCTAGCAAATTTCCATTATTATCATCGGTGTTTTTTATTATATTAAAAATAAGATCAGTTATTTGATTAGCCTTCTTTCTATATTCATATAATTCAACATAATCTTTAGTTTTCCCATGTTTGTAATCATTATCATTTATTATATTCCCAAAATATTTAGATATGTCACCGATATTATTTTTATTAGAAAATAATTCAAATAAATTATTATTGATATCATCTTTCCGCGAAAATTCCTTATAATTCATTATCTCAAGATATTCAATGTCATCCAATTCTTCATCTTCGTAATTATACACAATATCATTGATGTTAATTGACATTATTAATTTTTCTCTTTCTTTTAATATATAATAATATAAATTATGATACATTATTATCTATTGCGAACTTATTCCATTTTGTCTTAATATCTACTATTTCATTTACAATTTCTTTACATATTTTTTCCATAAATGTGATAAACATATTTTTTTCTGTAATATCCGCTAAGGTAATTCTAATAATCATAGTAGATTTTAGAGGATGAGGACAAATATATCCAATAAATTTACAAGTCATATTATTTACATTTTTCTTATTTCTCACATAATTATTATGTACGTATGATTGTACAATATTTCCCAACGTATCATCTTCATTGTCAATAATAAACTCATATGTCTCTGTAATATCTTGGAATTGTTGGATTTTAACAATTTCCGAATTATTAATATTTACCAATTCAGACATTAAATTATTTAGTTTATTTATAACAATATCTAGGGATTTAGGAATTAAATATCGCGGCCCCATATTAACATTAATATGTTCTATATCAAACTTGAATTTTGTTGGATCTCCATATTCATTCATATAATAAGCACGTTCTTTATCTAAAATGCTATCATATTTCTTAGCCTCTTTAGGATCTTGTATATATGAAAAGTTAGATAAAGAAACTGGATTGAATGAAGCATTATCACGCCCCGTTCTTTTTACAATATTTGCTTTTAAATGAAGATGTTCATCTGGTCTTAGGCGGGTAATCAATATATTATGTTTTGATACTTTATTTGGCGGGAATAGTTCTTTTAGTTTTTTTTCAGTTAAATCAACATCATTTAATTTAGCATTAAAATCAGATGTTCTTACATCAATACTTTTACTAGTAGTATTTTTAACATTTAGTTCAATCACAAGCGAATTATCTTCATAATTTTCAATTTCATCGGTTGTCATACAAATAGGGATTAATCCAATACGATGTATGATAAATTCATCGTGTAAAGCACCAGTATTTGTAATAACATCAACTGTAGGCTCTTCTTTATCCAATTTTTCACCAATTGCTCCTAAATTAGGTACATCAGTCATAATAATTCTTCTCATACCATTTACAATAGCCAAATCAATATCATGAATATCAAAACTATGATTATTTGAAGGGTCGCTTGAATCAAACTTATAATTGTAAAACATCCTATTAATATATAGTTTATAATATTTTTATATATCAATTTTTAAAAATAAAAAAAAGGTATTTATATATTTATTTTTTTTTATATATTATGAAATATATTAGGAATACTATTAATAACATCATAGGTATTAAAGACATTATACTAACTATCCAACTCCATATATAACATTCCCCTTTTGTCAAACAAGTTATATTATAACCCGTTAACATTATAACAAGTATATATATCACATATGCTACTAGATATACACCGGGGCCTTCTATATATATATTTAATATTAAACATATAATTGTCAATATTATACTGAATATTATATATATCCATCCTTGTGTAGAAAAATAGTCAAACATATTTTATATTCTTATCTATTATTATTAATATATTTTAGATTTATCAAATTTATGAAATCAATGTATTCATAATCGCGAAACACATAGATGTACGCGATTGCATTTCATTAATTGGATTAGATGCGAAGAATTGAATAAGTGTTTTGATATTTTTGACATCATTACACTGACACAGATAATAATAGATATTTGAGCAAGTAATTAGTTTCTTATTAAAAGTGGTAACCTGTAGATTTCTCAATTGTGCCAAATGATATTGAATGATTGGTGCGAATTGTTTATCCATCTCTTTATTCATCTTAAATCTCTTGTAAGTTGGATTATAAGTAGTTGTTGATTTATAATAACTATATAGGCTATCCTTGATTGTCGAAATAATTGTATGAACCAAATATGTGGGGTCAATTTGTCTCCCGTTATTATCAATAGGTATTTGAATATTAGGGTTATATGTAGCGATATAATCCTTAATCGTATAATTTTGTTTGTTTTTCATATATACGCTAAGAATATTCATCCATACATTAGGATGACACGGGTCAGTCTCTTCACGATAGTTAATATACATTGATGAGATCTTGTATAGTCGCGAAAAGTTTTCTCCTTCTACCTTCTTCTTAATAATCAATCCATAACTTTTATTTTGATTAATATGAAGATTTGCCTGATTAATATCCGCAAAATACGCAGGATATCTAACACCCATATTATACAATTCTTGAATTGAAGACATATTAATATCATATTCTTCCAAAGTAATTCTATTTTTAGTGTTGATATGTACGAGTTCCTTATAATTTTCACCAAGAACATCAGTATAATCAATAATATGTTTATTCTCGTAATGAATCAATACAAACTCATAAGCATGTTCTGGATTCAAATTAGAAACAAACATAGCACGCAAAGTTTCACTAGCATCAGCAGGGGACAGTTGAGACAACTTTTCAGGAATTTCAGGAACTTTACTATAAAATCGCTCTAGTACCTCATCAAACATCTTCCCGTGAGATTTTGTAGGGTGCGAAAACTTTGAACTATTCGCATCAGGACAACTTGAAGTACCGAAATACCATTGATTTTTATAATTATAAACAGTAATAATAGTTCCGTCATATGCCTCATAACATTTATCTGTTTCACTATATACGCCTGTGTTAATATAATCCTCATAACTAATTCTTTGAGGAATAGAATTAGCATAAGTAACTACGACGTTATTATTACATGATAGCGTAAAATCCAACACAATACTTCTACACTGCTCATACAATTCCTTGTATTCGTAAATATTACTCATCTTGTAATTATTATGAAGAAGAACAATATCATCATTATTCTTAAATTTTTTAACTTTAATATTAGGCCAGAAATGATAAGTCTTAAGAGTAGAAATGAGTGTATTCGCATATGAAGCGTTTCCATCATAATTACTATAAGTTTTTTCAATTAATTCAGTTAGATTGGTAGGGGGGACATTTGACATTAGCATTTCGCTATTCATAATAAATACTTTGTTAAAAAATATATATATTTAATTGCTTATATCAATTTTTCTAAAAATATGATGTACAAATAAATTAAAAAAAAATCAGGAGGAATTCATTTTGTCTAATATATATTCTGTTATAGAATAGACTAAATCGAATGAAATTCGTTTCCTAGCAATATCTTTACTTTCTCTATAATTTGTTAGGAAAAGCGAACTATATTTTTCTCTATGTTCGCGTAAATATTTATTAAAGTTTTCTATTAAATTTTTTTGTGTTTCCTTATCTATTTTTGGTTCTATTATCAAAGTTGCGTAGGTTCGTGCTGATTGATTAGGTGTTTTATCTATATATATATCTTTATCTTCCACGTAAGACAATCCTATCTGTGATGTAATATTGTCATCTATACATTTGACTAAAATATTTGTATTACACCTATCTTTATTTTTATTAGTAAGTCTTGCAATTTTGTAAATATTATTTAATGGTAAATTATATATTTCGCCACCAATTATATAGTTATTTTCAGGATTTAATTCTGTAATTATATTAGTCTTTGAAGGATATATACATATATTTAATAAATTTGCGTGATTATTATTAAGTTCAAATTGAAATGAGCATATAGTATATGATGTATCAGAAAATACTTGCTCTTCAAAAATATTTAATATAGAAATCTTATATTTTTCTAAAAATAATTTTCTCAAATCTATATCAGCAATACGTATAGAAGACCAAAAGTTTAATGGAATTATCAAAATACCACCAAGACATTCGTTGCTTATTATATTCTTAATAAGACATTTGTACAAATCGTTTACATTATATTTATCAAATAATGATTTATCATTAGATTTATTTCTTGCTAAATATGGAGGATTTGTTACAATATATTTATTATTATAATTAGGTGGTTCATTTATTGTATCTCTTTTTATGATATAATCTTTTTTAGGTTCTATATCATAACATTCAATATTATATTTTATATTTTTTTGATTTGCATCTTTTTCAATAAAATCGACGAGATCACCATTCCCAGCAAATGGTTCTATTATATTTCTAATATCATTTGGAATTTTAATATTTTGTAAAATATATTCATTGTTTGTTGTATAAAATTGCCCTAGAGTTTTCTTAGACATTTAGTTATAATATCTAAATCTTTTTATTATCATTTTTTATATTAGCATTTAGCAATAATAGTAATACATATATATAGTTGTAAATAATAAAAGCACTGTATATATACGATATAATGATTTATCATCAATATAATTATTTGTACCTAAATAAGCACCTACAATACCTCCCAATATACTTCCTGCCGCAACTATAACCGCTGTGTTGAAATCAAAAAATCCGTGTTGATAATATAAATACAATCCTGGCAATGCATTAGGTATTGTATTTAAGAAAAGAGATATAGCGACTGCTTGCTGAAATGAAAAATTATAATGAACAAGCAATGGCAAATATAATATACCACCTCCTATACCAAGTAATCCCACGATAGCACCTATTATTATTGAACTAATAAATATCTCTATTATCATCTAAATAATATTTACATATTTATTACCAATATATATAAGTTATATCTAGAGAAGCCGAGATATTTATATTTTTTGATTTTAAAAAATGAGTACATAACTTTATTTATTTAGAAATTTATAAAAAACTTTTGAAAAATTAGAAATATCAGAGATATGTACTCAAATTCTAAAATAGGATTTTTAAGATTTTTTGGTTTGGATTCTAAGAGGCTATAGAGAGGCCTCTTGAGGCATGCCTTCAGCATGTGCGACCCTTTAAGGGATTCTAGAGAAGCCAAGATATTTATATTTTTTGATTTTTAAAAATGAGTACATAACTTTATTTATTTAGAAATTTATAAAAAACTTTTGAAATTTTAGAAATATCAGAGATATGTACTCAAAATTCAAAATAGGATTTTTAGAAATAATCTGGCTTAACTATGGAAATAACGTATAAGTAGAGTGAGTAGCCGCGAGGTATCTCTTTATCTATAGTCTTTCAATAATATATATACTAAATTTAATATATTTATAAAAAATAGTTTAATTGGATATCTAAAAAATCATAGAATAATCTATTCACCTTCAGGTTTTTTATAATATTTATCAAACCATACCTGACCAACTTCTTTAGATGCCTGTTCTGAAGATAACTGATTATTTATTATTTTATCTCGCATTCCCAAGAAATATTCTAGACTACTATATTCAAACCCCTCTTCTTTAGTAACCATAGCATATAACATAGGATATCTTTCTTCAAAAAATAATATACCTTCTATTGAATTTTTTAATCCTATCAACAATTCTTCATGCGAAGAATATTTAGCCTTGTTCTCGGTCATATATAAAACAATATCCTGTACCATCGTTTTTATATCCGCTGTTTCCATACCATCTTTTACAAAATCGGCGACCTTTCTTTTTTTTCTTTCTGTACTCATACTATTTTACATTAAATATTAATTTTATCTTTATATAATAATATCTATTTTATATATAGAATAATGAAAAAAGATTTAGAATATACTGAATTAGATTATAATCCTAATGTTCCTGTACCTCTTCAACCAAAAAATGCGGGATTATATACAGGTGATGTTTTATTTGATAAAAAACCTTGGGGTAATAGTTATAAAATGCCTCCAGTAGAGCCTGACGCTTTAGCATATGCCTCACAATTTTATGCTAGCCACCATATACCCTCGTATAATAGACCAGGAAATAATTTTATTAATACTAATAAATATCAAAAATATACTACAGTAAATGGACAAGACAATTATAATTTTAGTTGTCATACAACGAATGTAATATAATTATAAAAATTGATATATTTATTATCATCTTATCATAATGCCTAAAAATACTGTATCTACTTCTACCTCAACCAGAAAAACCACAGATTTGAAATTTCCTATTAAGAATGATGGAACAAAAGATGAAAGATATACTATGCCTCAATTTGTTAATAAAGACGGAAAAAAAGATATGCGTACAACACCAACGTGTAAAAGAATTTAATATATAATATTATTATTGAATTGTTTCTAGATTTTCTTGATTAGTTAAAGTAGTTGGCTGTATTTTTTTAATATTATTTTTGTGTTTTATCAAGAAATTACATATATATTTATAAACCTCATCTACTTGTTCAAATGATACGCCACCCGTAATCAATATACTACCGCTTTCAAACAATGCCCCTGTTACCTTTTTACAATCCCCTATATTTTCACCTTTCCCCTTTCCATAACATTTCTTAGGACAATAACAAATACCATTTTTTTTTTCATTACATTTATTCCAGAAATATTCTAATTTAACACCCTGATATATTCCAGGCTGAAAAGAACACTTGTTATTATATATATCGCCAATGAATATCTTATGTATCTCACGTCTCTTTAATCCAAAAGGAATTGTCAAAGATTCGTCGCAATATACCTTAAAATCTGAATTAATCATTCTAATTTTAAAATTTTGATATTTCAATTTTAATTCATAATTTTCTCCCCTGTTATTTATAATATCATTACTAATATTGTTATAAATATTTTTAATATTCGTAATAATATGATTTACGATTATCTCAGTATCTTTTACAATCTTTATGCCTGTTATTTGAATATTTCCATTCTTAAATATTTTAACATTAGGCATGTATTTATCATTTTTATATATAATAGTAACCTGATTGTCAAATCTATTTTTCTTCATTTTGTTTTTCTTGCTATTTCTTCTCTTTTTAGGATATGTTCCCCTATTCAAATCTTCACCATCTTTCATATATTGAGCCCATACAATACCATCCGTATCATCCTTATCAATTATTAAAATGTTTTCAAATAACATTTTTAAATTTAAATTAATATCTTCTCCGATATTCGCATTACATGTTATAGTAGAAACCCTATATGGTGAAAAATATATATCCTTATCATCATTCGCATTATCAACTGTATTTGAGATATTCATTATTCTTAGTAGTTAATTTTCTTTGTTTCAATTTTATTATTCATATTATCTGTAATATTTTTGAGATAAGATGTATTAACAATTTCGTAATTATAAGTAGTAGCTATCATAGGTGGAAGATTTAATAAATGCGTTTTCTCATTTGTATGATGACCTTTGCGGAACTCATCTATATTCATTGGGCCGTTGAATATATCTAATAAAAAACGCGAAGGTGCTGGTCGTATTGGGCGACTACATCCAAAATGTTTACTTAACATTTGTATTAAACTATTTATTTCCCATACTTTATCACTCCCGCAATGCGAAGAAAAGTTATAAGCATTTGCACATTCCAATGAACAGAAATTCCCAAACAATATATAAGTATTCGTGATATTATTGTATTTATAGGGCATTCCAAAAATTCTATCTTTTATAGAATGGCAGCACCAATAGCAATTATTTGAAGACTTAATAATAATATTATCATTATATTCAATATTAGTATCTTTATCACAATCCTCTTTTATTAAATTATCTTGAATAGTATTATAAAAATTCGTTTCATTTATGTAACAACAGTTAGGCTCGTAAGGTGTAGGAGCATCCAATAATTCATCTGTTATACTTATTTTATTTATATCACTATCAGATATTGGCAATTGTAATATAATATCTTCGTTTTCAACTAATACAACATCTTTTACAATAGTATTCATTAAACCCTTTTTTTTATCTATTGTAGATTTAACATCGCTGTTCTTACTTTTTCTTGGCATTTAATTATAAACGCTTATATTATTTATATCTATTTATATACTTTTCTATATTTTCCTTATACTCACATTATTTTTTATTATCAAAATAGTCTTTAAAATATACAATGCCTTTAACAATATCGTTATTCATATTAGTATAAGGCTTTTCAGTCGTTTTAGTAAATGTAATATTCTTATCTTTCCCAGAATCGCCTATACATTTATCTTTAATCTCTCTTATCTCGCCATTAAGAGAATTAATAGTATCTATTAAATATTTTATTATAAATGCAAAAACTATTATTATTATCAATACAAATAAATCCATAAATACTTTTAATTATATAAAAGAATATAAAAAGAATCAATCGTCAAATACTTAATAAATTATTAACTGAATTTCAATCCAGCACCTCCATTTAATACTGTCAAAACATTTATTTCCAATACATATACAGCAACTTCAAAATTTAAAGGATAATTTTCATTAAGTACTTGTCTGTATATATTGCTAATATAGTTATAAACACTATCTTGTTTAACATCCATATTTACATTTATTGATAATGATGTAGTTATCTGTGTATTATCATAAGACCCCGAATTTATCTGTTTTTCAGGAAATAGAGCAAATGAATAACAATATAGACCTGTTCTGGGTATATTTGTGTGATATTTATAAGGCTGTATTTGATTGTAATAATTAGCATCATAGTCAGCACGCGATATTTCACGATTCCATAATATAGCCGCTCTTTCTAATATTCCTAACCCTTCATTATATTCGTGAGATGCTGTATAATTCGTATAATTATTAAAGTTTCTTATAGAATCACTTCTTCTAGATATCCATATAATTTCCTTAATATGATGATTAGCATTCGTTATATCTATTAAAGTATGATTGTCATTTAATGTAATTGTTGGAGTTTTCTTAACAGTATTAATAATATAATTTAATTGATTCGTATTTAACAACAAACTGCTTCTTTCGGCACTATCTAAATATACATATGTACATAATAATTCATTATTTACATCAAAATTAACATCGCTCGGTTTAACAAACGCTGTTATATTTAAAGGAACTGTAGGTCTGTGTATAAGATTATACATTACAGGACTTATATAAGTATTCAATATATTACTCCAAACTTGATATAATCCCTCAAATGCCCTATCATTTATATAAATATCTAATTCGACTTCATTATTCTCTAATTTTAATAATGGAAGAGCCAACGAAGGATTCTTTGTAAACCAGAAATTAAGAGGAACTTGAATTTTCCTCTTTTTAATACTGGGAATATTTGGTGTTTTGACATAACTAGAAACAGGATAGGTTACGTTGTAAAGCCTATTATTTAATACTCGGTATTTTGGAACGAAATTGAAAGGTGCTATATACTCATCAATATTTCCTATCAATTTATTATATTCAGTATTATCTTTGCTTGTCAATTCATTCCATATATTCATCCATTCGCCATATAATGTTTCGATGGTAGTAACTCCTATTTTAATCTTTGCTTCCTTAATATAATTAAAACCCAAATTGTTAACCCATCTAAACTTATATACATTATCAGAATATATATCAGGTATTTTAAATGTCAAAAATAAATTTGATAATAAATCAGCGTATCTTTTAATTTTAAAATTAATACGTAATTCAGATGTTGATGATCTAAATCCAACATTACTATCGCCAGTAGAAGTAATTACTATTGTTTCCATGGAAAAATTAGTATGTTTTTTGAGAACATATTTATAATAATTAATATGTGGTTGTAAGGTAATATATTCGCTCATATTACCCTTTAAAACTAATTGCATCAACCCACCACCCATCTTTATTTAGTTATATCCTTTATTACACTAATCGAAAAGAAAAATAAGACAAAAAACTTATATAATTTAATAATTAAATATACAATAATTTTTTATACCATATTAACGTATTTATCTACAAATACCTTCATATTTTCATAACTTCTATTGCCATTATATTCTTCTAAATTTTTCTCGGTTGTTTTATCAACCATTATTATCGTTGGATACCCTTTAATATTATATTTATCTACTCTATCTTTATAATCTTGTGAATTATATTTTTTAAACTCTATTATACTATTTCCATAATTATCATTCAATTTTTTCCATACTCCCGATCTATTAAATTCCTTACAATGATAACAATCCTCCATATAGTAATATTCCATAATATATCTAATATTTGATTCTCCCGTGAAAGATTCCATTATTTTATTTTTATTATAAGCAAATAATACTACAATTGCGAATAATAAAAACATTATTATTGCTATCATAATAAATATTTCGCTTTTAAAAAAACTCTTTTTAACCATTATAAACAACCCTTTAATCCTCTAAATTATTATTAGATAATAATATCATTATTATTTGAAGATATATCAAGATATTGTTTTTTTATTTCTAATACATCCCCTATATTTCCATTATCTAATTGAATTATTATTGAATTATAAAAATATCCCCTATATTCGTCTACTATATTTTGATTATATATATAGGCATTAATAAATTTAATAAATCGCTCTTTTTCTATTAGAAAAATTCTTACATCTAACGAATCATATTCTATCGTATTATCGTAATCCTTTAATATATATGCCGTGTAATTATTATTATTAAGTATATTATTGTATTTATCTAGATTATTATCATCGCATACAATAATAGTTCTGTATACAAGATTATTTGAATATAGTTCTTCTAATCTATTAATTAATTCACACATTATTCATTATTATAGTTTTTGCCTTATGTATATTATAGATTATCACGATATGCCTAAAAAATATCCAGATAAGCATTATATACGATTACTTTTTACATAAATAACAACGATATAACGACGGTTATATTTTAATCAATATATAAGATTATTTAGAATAACTAATTATAATGGACGAACAAATCATTAAGATTAGTATAGAACAATTTAAGGATACTTATAATTCTATAGATATACCGCAAAATATTTTAGATAAGGCTATAGAAATTAAAAATACATATTCGTGTTTTAATTCTTACTATGATCCAAAGATGATATGGGCTAAAAAAATATATAATAATAAGGAGAAATATAATAAGCCGAAGATTAAATCGCGATTTCATATTATAATACCTGATTTTACTAAAAAGTCCGAACTAAAAAGATGTTTAATAGGTAATTTAAATAAACTAAGTGTGAAAAACAAGGATAGTATATATGAAAAAATAAAAGAAATTATCGGTCTTAATGATAATATAGATGATGTATTTATGATAATATGGAATTATATTAAAACAAGTGATAATGATATATACGCTAATTTATTAAGTCTATTTGATAAAGAATATTTAAAAACTATGATAGATAAACTATGGAATAATTATATAAATGATAAGGAATGGAATCCGCCTCGATATATATATGAAAACAATCTTTTAATATTAAATGACGAATATGATTTATATTGTGAATATACTAAATGGAAACGTGGGATTAATAACATAAATAAGATATGGATTAAATATA